GAATGTGTACCCCTCAACCAGCGACCCGTAAAGCATTGTGCTGTCAAAGTGATCGCCCAGCCACGTTGTGTTCGCAGTCACAATCGACTCTGGGTAATAGTAGTAGTGCATTTCCATGCTGTACGAGGAGTCGGGTGTTGGACCCAGAATCATCGTATCGTTGTCAAAGATCGCGTAATGCGTAGGCTCACCCTTGTCAGATGGACTAGGAAAAGACTCACGGATGTACTCAACGTCTTTGTTCAACAGGAAGCTCTGAGAGCCGTCAGCGCGAATCACAGACAACGAGAACATAGCCAGCCAGTCAGACGGCATGGCCAAATACTTGTTGTCAATCGTACAGTTGCCGGTGACGTTCTTCCTCAGCGCAGGAATCTGTACCGTGTTGTAGATTCGCTGCTCGGCCTGGCGAATGAACGTGTTGATCTGCTCAGTAGACGAAAACGTCACCGTCCCGGTTTCGGCCGTATTGGTCCAGGTGGTACTCGGAAAGTCGTTCTCCAAGTACCCCTTGATCGTCTCAAAGAGCGTAGCGTAGTTCACGTTTAGCCCATCTTGGTCGAGCTACTGTTCCCGCGAGTCGTGTTTTTGGTTCCACGGGTACGCAGGGTTTGGGTGTTGGCAATCCCGTTAGGGTATCCATTCTGCCCCATGGTGTCAGTGTACTGACGGGGCTGAGTGTACTTGCCAATCGGATCTTTGGTTTCCGCTGGGAAGAAGTGACACTGATCGTTAGCTTTGCTCATGACTTGCTCCGCTGATTCATAACACGAGCCATGTTGCGACCAAACTTGGCACGCTGCGAGTTCGTGACCCCACCTTTAGCGTACTTGTGCATCCGCTTTTCGTGGCCCTCAACCTCGCTCTTGGCAATGCTCTTAACCTTCTTCACATCGCCGCCTGACATGTACTTCTTCATGATTTCTCCTAGCTGACCGTTATGGTCACGGTTCCCACTGAACCCTGTGCCTGGAGATTATCCTCCAAGCCGGTAAGTTGCAATGGATTGTTCAAACCCACGGGGTTCCATCCCCACTGAATAATTCGACTACCACCTTCCGGAGTGCCAAACGCCTCTGTACTGGTTGGCGGCGCAGTCAATGGATCAGTCTGCAAACCACTAAGACCAGACGTGGTGTAGCTGTTATCTGGCCGAGGATTGCGCAACGCCTGCGGATCGTCAACCGGATACATGCCCAATTGCAACTGCGGCTGATCAGGCTCCCAACATGTAGGACACACTAACAAGTTGACATTCTTGGTCTTGATGACCAACTGCTTCAACTCTTTCAGCTTGTAGCGAAAGTTGCACCTATCGCACTGTGCAATTGCATACTTGCCAGATGCAAACCTGTTAGGCATGACTAAAAGAACATCTGCCGAGGTGCCAGCCGCAGCGGAGCCTTCTCTCGGTCTTCATCAGCCGCAAGCATCCACTGTTCTGCATAGTCCATCTTCAGCCGGTCCAGCCGATCCTGCCCCTCTGGAATCTTCATGGCGATGTAGTACGCCAAGCCAGCCGCCATACAGTTCAAGAAACGAAACGGCACTTGTTGATCCGTAGGGCCGTTCCCGGCATCTTGGATTCGTTTCAGTCGCCAGTACACAAAGGTGTAAAAGTCACTCTGATCCGGCGCTGGCCACACATTGATGTTTGGCAAAAACGGCACCGAGACTGTTGCGTTGTTCAAATGACTCGCGGCCGTCGTTCCAGCCTGGCCTCTCAAACACCCGGTGAGCGTGGTGCTGGTCTTGCCCGTGTAGCTGATGATCTCGGCACCTAGCTTGATGTAGCCAACCGCAGACAGCCCGTCAGTCGAACTCAATGTGATCGTTGTGACCGAGTCATTGATGCCGCCATTCAGGGTCAAGCCGGTCGCGCTGGTTGCTCCTGACTGACGGTTGATCCAAACCTGAATTGGGCGACCCTGGGCGTTCTTGTTGGGGATGGTGGCGTAGGTGGAAACACTGATACGCGAGATGTTGATGTCGGTCTGATTCAGGCCGCTTTGTGTGCGAACAACATGATCCAGCAAATCAATCGTATCAATCGGCAGGGCATAAGTGATCTGCGCTTGGTTCAGGGGAATGACCCCCTGTTCAACGGTCCACAGGTTGATGCCTCGGTTTGCCCACTCAACTGTCATCAGATTAAGACTGCGACGAGCGGTTCTCATGTCATAGCCTGAGCGCACCTCTCGACCGGCTCGCTCAAACGCCTCTTCGACCATGCTATTCAGGTCGAGATTGAATGAGGTTGTGCCTGATGTACTCATCTTACGTCCTGAACCTTGCGGTCTTCTGTGCGATCCGTTTTGGCTGCGCTACAAACTGCTTGCCAGCGGCCTTACCTGCGCGTTTTGCTCTGGTTGTGGCTGCGTACTCTTGCGGACTCAAAGACTTAATTGCCGAGGCGGGGAGATACCTTTCTCCCGTGGCGTTCGGACCCTGCGTCGATGGCTTTCCGCTCTTCGTGCGCCACTTTTCTAAGCTCCAGTCTTTTAGACTCTTTTGCGGCTTCCGCAACATCCCTGTTCTCCCGTTGGCGCAACGCTCTTAACTGTTGCGCTTCCAACACAATCCAGTCGAAGACATTGCAACCACCGGGAAAGACTGGAAACTTTGCTGACTTCATGGCTAAACGTCAATCCCGGTATGAGCCGCCCTTACGCTTGTACTGCTGTGCCAGCATTTGGGCCTTTCGGGCGCTCCATTGGCCAGGCGCACCACCCTTTCCACCAGACTTTATGGATTCAAACAGGCGCTTTCTCATACCCGGCTTGGTGTAGTTCCCCGCCTCATTGACCCGTGACTCGCCACCCTCGGCGAACAGCATCACGGGCTGGCTACCATCACGCTTCTTGATAGCCCGCATCTTGGCGGGGGCGATCTTCCCCATGCCGCGAGAGACTCGCATCGTTACACCATCTTTCCTCGGGTTTTGCCTCGAGTCGCACAACCGTCTGCACGTTTGGAAGCAGAGCCAACCATTCCGCCTTTGGCTTTTTTCTCTGGCTTGTACGTTCCGATTGAACTACGCCGAGAGATGTCCGCTGCGCGATCCATCTGCTCTGCCATTTCCTCGTCTCGTACCTGCTCTTCCATTCGGCGCTGCACAGCCGGCGAAGGGATGTTGCTGGGCGGCGGAGGTGCAGGTCGCACTTCACGCGCCTTCTTTTCATCCTCGCCCATGATCGGCGGGTTGACGCTTTCAAACGGTCCAACCACACGCGGCTTCGGCTTGACCTTGGGCTTAGGTTTCACGGGTTGCGTCATGTCAGCACATCCCGCCCTTGCGCATCGTTACTTGCATGCCTTTGGTCTTGCCTTTCTTGGCAACACCGTCAGCGGCCTTGTGGCCAGCAGTCAAGCCGCCCGCAGCCATTTTCTTGACCTTGCCGCCGTACTTCATGCCCTTGGCTTCGGCCATCTCATGCTTGATCATCGGCTTGGGAGCGCCTTTCTTCTTCATAAAGGCGATCTCTTTACCCATCATCGCTTTGGACTCTTTCATTTCACCACCCTCTGCAAATTTGCGGCCTTTGTCGGCCTTGACGAATTCGCGTCCCACGGATTGTGGAACGCCCACCTTCTTTGCAAAAGCCGGGTTGTGAGACACGGCTTCCATGAACATGTGCTGCTTTCTGGTTTTAGAGGGCACCACCTCACCCTCCAAACAATCGTTTGAGGCCAAGGGTAACCGCGCTGCCAAGCGTCCCAGCAATCGCCACCACAACCCAGATACCGCCTTTGGTCTGGTCAATCGTTTCCTTCATGACCTTCATGTCTTGCCTAAGAAGATGAATCTCGTGCATTAGATTCCGAACATCAGCTTCCAAGGCTCCAAACTCCTTTGGGTTTATGTCGCTCATGTCAACACTTCCATCTACGTCGTGCTTGCCGAATGCGGCTGTTTGGATCTTTGGCGGCTTCGGGAAACTGCTTCATCTGTCCGGCTGATCGTGCGCAGAATGATTTGCGACGCTTGGCTCTTTCAGGAGAGGGCTTGTCCTCAGTAACAGCAGTCTTGAGCTTTGACCCAGGGTTGGCGGCTCGGTACGCCTTGACGCCTTTCTCGGTCATTCCAGCACCCTGTTTGGTCGGACGAAAGTTGCCCGATTTAACAGAGGTTGCTATGCCCATCCCCTTCTTTGCCATGTTACGCAGCCTGCGGAACAATCATCGGATACAGACAGTCGCGCCCAAAGTCGCCCTCGTATTCTTGAACGCCCATGTGACCCAGCTTGATGGTTGGGTCAATCCAGACTTCATATCCCAGCTCACGGGCACGGTCACAGAACAAGAAGTCTTCGCCCATATAACCCTCTTCCGTGACTTTGAAGTCAAAGACGGCGTTGAGGTGGCGACCCGAGTTGTTGTCGAAATAACTCCACTCAGGATGGGCTTCGATCATCTTCTCAAAGACTTCCCTGCGAACCATCATGAAGGCCGTAGCAACTCGCGTGGCTCGTACTAGGCCCATGCCGTTCATCGTGAGACCCTGATCATCTTGATCAAGGGTGGCGATGTACACCTTTTCTGTCTTGCGGGTGCGCGGAACCCCGGCAACAATGCCTTTCTTGGGGTCAGACGCCCACGCCAACAGTCGAAGTACATCGTCTGGCTGAAAGTTGATGTCTGCGTCAATGAACAGCAGATCAGTACAGTCAGACTCCATCAAGTCTTTGACCAAAAGATTACGCGCCCTTGATACGACAGAACACCCGCAGATGCTGCCAATCTGAACGTCAATCCCGTACTGAATCGCCTGTTGGGCAAAGTGCGCCAACGAGATTGCCAACTTCAAAGAGACTTTGAAGTCATAGGCCGGGATGGCTATGAAGAGCCGTCGTCCCGTGAGCGCGTAGCTCTTTTCATTGTGCATGGATCACCCATAGAAGATGGTTGTGGTGACGTTGGCAGGAAGGCCGCAAAAAATGCCCTGTTCTGCCAAAATCCCTTCGCCGGGGATAACCACTGTGAACGCAGTCGTATTGTACGAATCAACTTCCATCAGGATGTCGGCATACATGGTGACGTTTCCGCTCGTGGTAAGCGAGGTGGTTGTCACCGTGAATGTGTTGTCGCCCGTTACCGTAACCGTATACACATTGTCCGGACCAGTGCCACTCGTGAAGTCAAGCCACACGCGATCACCCGTCGCCAAACCATGATTGGTGATGGTCACCGTACATGTCGTTGTGCCTGGAATGTCATACGTTCCGGTGCTGCTACGGTTGTTTGCAAACACGGTGTTCCGTATTGCCGCCGAAGTGTTCGCTGAAACTACCGCACCCTTGAGTCGAGTGCGGTAGTTGATCAGCAATCCGGACGCACTAGCGTGTCTTGCCTTTACGTCATACTGCATTGAAGGCATAACAGCCTCCTATTAGACGCTTTGCTGGCCAACCAGCGGGTCGATGACGTAGTACACCAAGTAACCCGACGCTGTGCCACCACCAGACGTTCCATCCGTCACAGTGATATACACGTTCTCGGTGGTGTCCATAGCGACACCAAGATCATTGCCGGCAACAGTAGCGGTGCCAACAGTGATCGTTCCCACAGCACTGGTGTAGCCATCAACAAGCCCGTCGGTGTCAGAGGCATCACCAGACACGGTAGCCCAGCCGAGATCGAAGGATCCGGCTGCATCCGTTACAGCGCTCACCACAACCG